TTGCCAAACCCGTAAAAGAGCGGAAAAAGACAACAGCAACAAAGAAATGAGGTGACGCTATGTCATACGCAACAGCCGAAGATGTACAGCGCCGCATGGTGAAGCCTCTAAGCGATGACCAGATGGATGTATGCGCCGCTTTGCTTGACGATGCGGGCGTGCTGATTGATGCAATCGCGCCGAACGCATCGGACGAAGCAAAAGCGACAGTATCATGCAGTATGGTCATTCGCGCAATGGGCAGTCAGGGTGATTTGACTGTACCAACAGGGGCAACACAAGGAAGCGCCTCCGCGCTCGGCTACTCACAGTCGTGGACGTTTGGAAACGGCGCAACCGGTGAGCTGTATTTATCACGGACGGAAAAGAGACTGCTTGGAGTCGGTAACAGGATAGGCTCTTATAGTCCGGTAGAGGAGTTGGCAACATGACGGGTGAAAGCGTCATTTTGTACAACAAAACATTAGTCGGAACTGATGCGTTTAACCGCCCGATTTATGAGGATGTGGCGGAAACGGTCGAAAATGTGCTGATTGGTGCGCCGTCAAGTGAAGATGTGCTAAACGAGATGAACCTTTCCGGAAAGCGCATTGCATACACGCTCGCCATTCCAAAAGGCGATGCGCACGAGTGGAGCGGCGTAACGGTTGAGTTCTGGGGCAAGAAATACCGCACGATTGGCGATGCTACGCGCGGCATTGAGCATTTAATTCCGCTCGCATGGAACAAGAAAGTAAACGTGGAAGCGTATGAGTAAAGACGTTGAGTTTGAGTTGAATCTTGCGGGGCTTAACGAGCTGATGAAATCCCCAGAAATGCAAGCACACCTCGAAACGGCATCCGCACGAGTCGCGGAACTGGCGGGTAATGGCTTTGGGCACCGCGTTGGCGTTGCATCCTTTACCGCTATCGGAAACGTGTTTGCAGAGAACAAGGAAGCGGCGAAACAGACATACAAGGACAACACTCTGTTAAAGGCGCTCGGCGCGTCTGGATTGGAGGCTAAATGATTGAAAAGACCATATTGGATTATCTTGGAGAGCATTTGACTGTTCCAGTCTACATGGAGGAGCCGATTAACAAACCCGCGTCCTACGTGCTTATTGAGCGGACAGGCTCGAGCGAATCAGATTTGATTGAGTCCACCACGCTCGCATTGCAGTCTTATGGCGCAAGCCTTTATGATGCGGCGGTGCTCAACATGGCTGTAAAAGCACGGATTAAACAGGCGGTAGAGCTTCCGAGTGTTTCCGCTGTTTACATCAATTCCGACTACAATTTTACCGACACCGAAACAAAAAGATACAGATACCAGTGTGTAGCGGTTGTTACGCACTTTGAGAGGTAATACACATGGCAAATACAGTTGATTATGTATCCACCGGCAAGCCCGCGGGCGTTGGCGCTATCTGGCGCGCTCCGCTTGGTACGGCTCTGCCCGCAGCTGTGGACACGGCGCTTGATAACGCTTACAAATGCCTCGGCTACTGCTCGGAGGATGGCGTTACCAACGCAACCAACATCAGCACCGAGAATATTAAGGCGTGGGGCGGCGATATCGTTGACACGCCCATGACTGAGAAGATTGAAACCTATAAGTTTAAGGCTATCGAGTCGCTTAACATCGACGTGCTCAAAGCCGCATACGGCGATAGCAACGTATCAGGCACAGCCGCAACGGGCATCACAGTCCGCCACAATGCGAGTGATCAGGCCGCATGCGTTTATGTTATCGACATGCTTCTCCGCGATGGTGGAAAACAGAGAACCGTTATCCCCAATGCGAAGCTGACAAACATGGGCGATGTTGCATACAAGGACAACGAGGCAACCGGCTATGATATGACATTCACGGCGCTTTCCGGTGGATTCGCGGCGGGTGACAACGACACAAGCAAGGACTACAAGAAAGCGGCGGCAACGGAGGGGTAACGCATGACTGGCAAAACATCGACAGGGTTTAATTTTGAAATTGATCCCAGAGCCGTCAAGGACGTCCGTTTCGTGAGGCGCCTCGCGGCGGCACAGAAAGACGGCACGCTGTGGCCTGACGTGATCGAAAGCGCACTCGGCGCGGAACAGTTTGATAAGCTGTGTGAACACATCACAGATGCGGATGGTTTCCAGTCTATCGAGAATCTGACGACCGAATTTAGCGAAATCGTCGAGATTGTCGCAAAAAACTCTTAAACCTCGCTCGAATGATTGCCACCGACGAAGACGCGCTCCTGTGTGACCTTGCGGAAACATACGGAATATTTGACTTTAATGCGCTGCCCGTGGAGACATTGGCGGCGCTTTCTTTTGGTTTACGGGAAAATTCCAGAATCAAAAGGAAAATGGCGGGCGCTCTTGAGGTGGACGAAATGGAGTTGCTTTCGGTGATAGCGGACAATTTGACATTGATTCGGAGCGTGTTGTTAGGGCAGGAGTTGTCTGACACGGCGCTTACGAGCATGTACATCCGTAAGCAGAACAGACCGCAAGCACAGCCAATTTATAAATTTAAATCGAGCGAGGAATTTAAGGAGGCTTGGGATAATGTCTGATTTAGGAAAAGCATATGTGCAGATAATCCCCAAAGCCGAGGGAATATCTAACAAGATAAAAGACCAAGTCGCACCTGGCGCAAAACAGGCGGGTAGCGAGGCGGGTACAAGCATAGCGGGAAACATCAAAAAGGTGCTCGCGGGGGCGGCAATCGGCGCAACAGTCGTTAAGGGATTTCAAGCGGCACTCAATGAGGGCGGAAAGCTCCAACAGAGTTTTGGCGGACTTGAAACGCTGTACGGCGATGCGGCGGACGCGGCGAAAAACTACGCAATGCAAGCGGCACAGGCTGGCATTAGCGCGAATGATTACGCAGAACAGGCGGTTAGCTTTGGAGCGTCTCTAAAAGCGGCATTTGGCGGTGATACAGCAAAAGCGGCAGAGGCGGCGAACACTGCTATCCTCGACATGACGGATAACGCCGCCAAGATGGGAACTCCGCTCGAAGCAATCCAAAATGCTTATCAGGGATTTGCCAAGGGCAATTATACAATGCTCGACAACCTCAAACTTGGCTACGGCGGCACGAAAACCGAAATGGAAAGACTGCTTGCCGACGCTACTAAGCTAACGGGCGTCGAGTACAACATGGACAACCTTGGCGATGTGTACGCCGCTATCCATGCTATCCAAGGCGACCTTGGATTAACTGGCGTCGCCGCAGAAGAAGCCGCTACGACCTTTAGCGGGTCGTTCGGAGCGATGCAAGCTTCTGCGAAGAACGTACTCGCAAATATGGCAACAGGCGGTGATGTGTCTGGAGCAATGCAACAGCTTGCATCAAGTGCGGGGACGTTCCTGTTCAACAACCTCATGCCAATGCTCGGCAACGTGGTTAGCGCTATCCCGTCCGCATTGTCCGGATTTGTCCAGACGGCGGCGCCAGCAATCGCCGAAGCAGGGCGAGGCATCATTGACAATCTGTTCGGGTTTAACGGACAGGAAAGCATGATTGCCAAAGGCGGCGAGATTGTAAAGGGCATCGCGGCGGGCATCGGGCAAAAGGTTGCTGACATTGCGGCAAGTGCCCCGCTTATGATGGAGTCACTTTCCACGGCTATAACGGATGCACTGCCTACCGTAACGGCAAAAGGCGCGGACGTTGTAAACGGGATCCGTGACAGCATCACCCAGAACGCGCCTGTTTTGTGGGACAAGGCAACGAGTCTTGTATCTGATTTCGGCGCAAAAATCACCGAGGCAATACCCGAATTGATCAATAAGGGCGGCGAATTTATAACGACCATCTCCGAGGCGATAACGACCAATCTGCCCAATCTGGCAACGAGTGCGATTGACATTATCAATTCGATTGGCGATTACCTTGCAGAGAATATTCCCACATTAGGGGCGAGGGTCGGAGAATTCGCCGCTACCATCGGACAGACACTCGTTGAGAACATCCCTGTTATTGTTGGCGCCGTGATTCGGTCCGCACCAACGATTCTGGCAGCGGTCGGTCGAATAGGTCTCACTATCGTCTCCAATCTGATCAAACTTGTGCCTAAGGTCGCAAGCATTGGAATACAGGCGATTAGCGGATTGGCACGAGGCATTACCGGCGGTGCTCTTGGATTGGTTCGGAGCGCCATAGCAAAAGTGCGAAGCGCAATCGAGGAACCGATACAAAAAGCCAAGGACACCATTGACGGAGTAATTGAGGGCATCAAGGGATTTTTCCCGATTAGCATTGGAAACATCTTTTCCAACCTCAATCTGCCTCATATCAGCGTTAGCGCCGGTTCGCCTCCATTCGGCATCGGCGGCAAAGGTTCGCTTCCTAGCTTCTCGGTCGATTGGTACGAGAAAGCTATGGAACAGCCGTATATGTTCAACCGCCCCTCGCTCATTGGTGTAGGTGAGGCGGGTGATGAGATGGTATATGGCAGACGCGCGCTGATGGAGGATATACGACAGGCATCTGGCGGCGCTCGGAATGTGACAGTAAACGTAACTGTAAATGGTGCGGACGACCCCGAACAGTGGGCGAATAGATTAGTCCGTGAATTTGTCTTACAAGCGAGGACGGCATAGAAATGGCAATAGTTACCCGTAAGCCGTCAGGCTTATCAGTTAAGAGGAGCGGGAGCGCGTTGGTATTGTCGTGGAAAATTGGCGATAAGGATTACCACGACGGGCAAACGCTCCAGTACAGACTACTATCTAAAAAGTGGAGCAAATGGACGGCGCTGACAGTTGGAGCAGGCACAACAAAGCGCTCTCTCACGCTCGACATGAGCGCGTATTATCCTACAACTAAAAAGATTCTCGCAAAAGTGCAGTTCCGCGTGTGTGGCAAGCGTAAGGCGGCGGAGGGTAAGACTTATTCTGTGAGCGAATGGGCGGTCAAGGATTACGATATTCAACTCCCGAACGCTCCGACGCTGAAACAGGAACTCAACAGCACGGACAACAATAAATGCACTTTCACATGGAAAACCGCAACGGCAAACGATGTTACAAAGTGGTTTATCAATACGGAAGTGCAGACAGTCCTTGCGGAATCTTCTAATATTTCGGACGGCTCAAAGGTAAAAGGATGGCAAGCGTATAGCGTGTCCGGTGCGAACGGTTCCACAACCATCACAGAGGATACGTCCGTTGTCAATTTGGGAACGTCGTATACAAGGTGGGTGCGTATCCGATCAAGAGGCCCGCAAGGTAACACTGCATGGAAATACATTCGCCATGTATACGCTATTCCGTACCAGACGAAAACCGTAACTGCAAACGCTTCCATTCGTGAGGCGGGCGGCTACCTTTGCAGAGCGGATTGGGAAACCCCCCGCGACGCCTCGCACCCAGTTGATGCAATCAACGTGCAGTACACTTTTGCGAATCCCGAGACGGGCATGACTTGTCCGGACGGCGCATCATGGACGGACGCGCAGACACTTGCATACAAGGACGGGAGCGACGCGGCGGCATTTAGTATTGATAATGTGGTTGGAACAGACCAATGCCTTTTTGTACGCATCAACACCGTACATGACCGCAACACCACATACGGACAAGCGACCCTTGCGGCGGTCGGTGTGCTGACGACTCCAACAGGGTTATCAGTCAGCATTGACCAAAGCACACACCGCGCAACGGTGACGGCTACCAATGCGAGCCAAGTATTTGACAGCTTTTTGGTTGTCAGATACCGCACCGCAGAGGACCCCGACGGGTTCAACATTGGCATCATTCCGCACGGACAGACAAGTGTAACAGTCCAATGCCCCGCGTTCAGCGCGGCGAGTGACGTGCATTTTAGTGTGTTCGCGGCGGTCGGTACATACACGGCAACCACGCGGGCAGACGGCACAACCAGTTACGCGGTCGAGACTGTCATGGAGTCGAGTGCTTTGGAATATGGCGGGAG